TTGGCGACATACGCAAGTTGATCCTTCCGGTTCTGGAGCGTGCTATCCGGATGAATGTTCAGGACAACCTGAGCACTATCGTATCGGATGACCTGGTCGACCGAATCGATCGTGGCCACAACGGGGAATTTAAACCCCATCGTGATACGATTGACCGTTCGATTCCCATTCGGCTCCTCCACCTCGTGAGAGATGGTTCGGAAACCGGCAGGGATACTGGGAGACCGGTCCGCGAACTTTGCCAACGACCCATCAGTAGTGACTGGGTTGAAGGTGTGCGCGACCGGAGTTGTGGCACCATCATTGATGGTAAGAGCTGCAATTGCGGGCATTTTAGTGCCTCCAGAGGTTGATGTTGATTAACGACGTCGGCCGAAAACCTGCGTAAGCAACGCAAGTCCATTAGCCATGTGCAAGAGACTCCCTCCGTCCTTTAAGGAGGGGAATTGTGGAAGGGGAACGGTGTTTGAAACCGATCGCTCTAAGTACACAATCCTTTTCTCACCATGATAGTGAGACTCTAGAACCTCGTTGAAGAAGTCAGGTCGTGAGACCTTCTCCGACACCGAGTCATCCCAATTTGCTTTAACAAAATAGGAGGTGCTGCAACCGAGGATTTGGAAACCCAAAGTTGCATCCAGAGATTCAAGCCAGCCACCGATTGGTAGAAACCAATCGACGACGAAGCTGAAAGGAACCAATTCCCACGCGATTAGCGCAGGGTTGGTAAGTCCCAATGCTCCTAATGAGATTAAGACCTCATTAGCGGGCTGAGCATCGATGCGTACAAACGCACCCCGCTCAATCCGCGTCACAACGTTAGCCCCACTATAGTAGAATGGTGCCTCACCCAGCTTACAGCCGAGTAAAAGCACCTTAGTGGATCTAGCGCTGCCCTTTGCTACGACACTCCAGTCTTTCTTGTCACGCTTGCTTAAGGCGTCACAAGCTCCGTAAACATCGGAGAGCAAAGGTTTCCATCCATATTGGAGTTCGAGCCACTTTTGAGGGACGGATCCCCCGCGAGGCTCTCGCTTGCCATTGGCAATACCGAGAGTGCGCATAGCAGAACGGATTTCTCCGCGCCGCAGTTGACGCAGGCTCTTAGCCAAACGGACAGTGGTATCACCGACCAATCTCGCAGTGAGCTTCCTCTCTGCGAAGGCCACACCTAGGTTGATGTCCGACGACTTCAGCTTGTTTCGTGCCTTTATAAGGGCACGGTTAACTAAGCCTTCATCGTCTGCAACAGCAGCCGCTTCGGTGCAGCACAGGTCGTAATGGGTGTTCCCATTAAACCAGGCTTGGTTGGGGTCAGCCCCTACAAGACCAGTGCACGTAGACGACACGAAGTCGTTTTGATACGAGCACTTGCCTTCCTGGCATGTGATGAACAGGTACTTGAAGTTATACCCCGTTGGGGGTATCCAGCCTTTCGGCTTCCTCCGCCGCATCCCATTTGAGCGCTCGTAGGCATAGGTAGCGTACCCAGAATTGGTTGAACCATTCTTGGTAAACGTCCCCATTGTCCACGAGTCCCAATCAGAGCGCGGCATTGGACTTCAGGAGCAAGCCCCTGTCCTGCTCCCTCAAACGGCGTTGAGCCGCAAGAGAGAGCTTCCTTTTCCTCGTCTTAACGAGGACAGGGCTAACAAAGCCCTGACCATCCACGCAATTTGCGTAGGAGAAATTAAACCTCGACAATTCCCACAAGAACGGAAGCGGCGACCAGCGGTACGGGATTAACTCCCATACTAATGATTGCCGGCCGGATGAGGGTTTCATAGAGGATCTCCTACGGTTGAGTGGATGTGAGATAGAGGATGTCAGACGTGACACCTTAAAGACCCTAATACCGGCAATGCCGGACACTAGGGGGGGACGACGGTC